GACCCTAAAAGGGGGTATATAGATAGTGACTGACAAAATTTTTCTTGTCAAGCGATATCGATATGGGTTACGGTGACAAAAATCACGGAAAGGACACGCGATGACAAAATCACCGCCGTGGCTCATGGGGTACGTTGAGTCACTCGACATACAGCCACTGACAAGTTACCGATCAGACTGTCCCGTCTGCGCTAAGTCAAACACATTTAGCGTAACAGACGATGGTATGCAACGCCTATGGTTCTGCTTCCACGCTGACTGCAACGTCAAGGGGCGAACCGGAGTCAAGCTGACAAAAGAGTTCGCCAGCCAAGCGTTGACAAAGGATAAGCTGACAAAACCCGCCCCCGACGTTCCTTACTGGGCCTCTTTTGAGGAGCCGTCCACATTCGTCAGTCTGTCACGCAACATGGATGCACAACTCTATGTGAGAAAGGTCAACGCCTATGACTCTTATCTGTCTGGTCGTGCTGACATTCGGTACGACTTCAAGCGGCACCGTGTCGTGTACATGGTTCGGGACGGACGCAAGACAGTCGATGCAGTTGGCCGAGCCTTGCGTAATGCAAAACCTAAGTGGTATCGATACGGCAAGTCACAAGTGCCATTCGTCTGCGGAACCTCTGACATTGCGTTTGTGGTAGAAGATTGTGCGAGTGCATGTTCTGTAAGTAACAAAGTTACTGGCATGGCTCTGTTGGGCACCAACCTGCTCAACGAGCATGTCAACAGGCTGTCGCAGTACCGCCGTGTATTTGTTGCCCTCGACAAAGATGCAACGGACAAGGCACTTGACATGGTGAGGCGTTTGTATTTTCTTGTGCCAACTAAATTGGCTGTACTGCCAACCGACTTGAAGAACATGACGGATGACGAAAGGGACGAGTTCATTGACGAACGTATCACTTGACACAAAGATACTTGGCTTCTGCTTGGATGCTGAGTTTTTCTCGAAGGTAAAGAACACGCTGGATCGTGACATGTTTATCCGAGAAATGCGTGACATCTTTGACATCCTGACTTACAGCCATACAAAGTACGGCAACACGATGACATCATCGGAGTTGGCTGCGTTGTTCGATGACCGCAATCCCGCCATGCCCGACAGTGCGCGAGAAAAAGTACATGAGATAATTGTCACGCTTGAGGCTGGCAATCCTGAAAACACAGACATGCACATCGATATGGTACGCAACTTTTGGTTGCGCGACCGTGCGCGTCAGATCGGTGAGAAGGCTATCGAAATATTCACAGGTGAAAGTGACGAGTTCGGTGAGTTGCAACGCCTGATCGATGCGGTCGATGACGGACGCATGTCTGACAAAACTACCTACACAGAAGTGGAGACTGACTTGGACGAACTATTAGACGAAGTAACTGGCGATCCTGACTTTCCCTTTCAATTCAATCTGTTGCAAGAGGAAGTTCCCGGCTTGGATCGAGGCAATCTTGGCATTCTGTTCGCTCGACCGGAAGTTGGTAAGACAACTTTCTGCTGCTTCCTTGCTGCGTCGTACATCCGGCAGGGACTCAAGGTTGTGTACTGGGCCAACGAGGAGCCAGCGGATCGCATCAAGTTACGGATTATTCAGTCATACTTTGAGTTGACCCGGCAGGAGATGCGTGAGAGTCGTGCAACCCTTGCGGTCAAGTATCGTGACGAGATCGCACCCTACCTCACAGTCATGGACTCGGTGGGTACGTCTGTCGAAGAGGCGGACGAGTACGCCAAGCTGAACAAGCCTGACATCATGTTCATGGATCAGCTAGACAAGTTCCGCATCAAGGGCGAGTTCAACCGTGGTGACGAGCGTCTCAAGGAGACCTACGTCTACGCACGAGAGATTGCCAAGCGCAACAAGCTACTGATCTGGGCAGTTAGTCAGGCAAACTTTGACGCACACGACCGTCAATTTATTGACTACTCAATGCTTGACAACTCACGTACTGGTAAGGCTGGCGAGGCCGACATCATCATCGGCATCGGTAAGACCGGATCAAGCGAGGTGGAGAACACGGTGCGTCACATCTGCGTGTCAAAGAACAAACTGAACGGCTGGCACGGTATGGTTAACGCACAGATCGACGTAGAAAAGGGAGTGTACTACTGATGAACGTACTGACGTTTGACGTGGAGACAACCCACACCGAGAAGCGTGGCGGCGGTTACTCACCCCTGCCGTACTTTGGCAACCGGCTGGTATCCATCGGGTACAAGTGGCTAGTCAGCGGTGTGGACTACGACTGCTACTACCACTCAACCGAGCCACCCAGCCCAAATGCGTTTGACAACTTTCAACGCGCACTTAACTTTGCTGACGTACTCGTCGGCCACAACATCAAGTTCGACTTGACGTGGATACGCGAGTGCGGCTTTACATACGAGGGACATATCTATGACACGATGGTTGCGGAATACATTCTGGCCCGAGCGAGGCGTTGGCCTCTTGGACTTGCTGCTCTTACAGAAAAGTATGACGTTACCCGCAAGGAGAAAGACCTTGTGGAGCCGTATCTCAAGGACGGCAAGACATTCTACGAGATACCGTGGGAGATAATTGAGGAGTACGGTCGTGCGGACGTGCTTGCTACAGAAGAGATCGCACTGAGACAACTAGACGCCTATGGCGTAACTTTTGAGGAGATGTTCAATGAGCCTCGTACCGACACTGAAACTGTCACTGGAGATGACCAACACGCTCTCGCAGATTGAGCGTAACGGACTCCGGATCAACCTCGACACGCTTGCTGACATTCGCAAGCAGTACGAGGAAGAGATGCAAGAGCTAGAGACCCGGCTCATGCAACTCGCACGAGATGCGATGGGTGACACGCCCATCAATCTGTCCAGCCCAGACGACCGCAGCGTGTTGCTTTACTCGCGCAAAGTTCGTGACAAGAAGGAGTGGGCACGTACGTTCAATCTCGGCCATGAAATGCGCGGGTCAACCATGAAACCCAAGCAGCGGGTACGCATGGCCGACAAGGAGTTTCGTGGCACTGTACGTCGCATGACGGATGTCGTATATAGGACAAAAGGTCAGCAATGCCCCCACTGCGCCGGAGAAGGCCGTACACGGGCTTTACGCAAGGACGGCACCCCGGGTAAGGCTGTGAGGGTTTGCAAGCCCTGTGGCGGCTCTGGCGTCCTTTACGTGCCTACTGGGCAAGTGGCGGGGTTCAAGCTGGTGCCACGCAACACGTGGGACACTGCTGCCGCTGGCTTCCGCGCAGACAAGGTTACACTGGAAGAAAGATTAGATGAGTTACAGGGAGACGCACGTGAATTTGTTTCGGCATACACGCGATACAATGCCCTCAAGACGTACATCAACACGTTTGTTGAAGGCATGGAAAACAACGTGGACGATCACGGTTTTATCCATCCAGAATTCATGCAGTGTGTTACGGCGACGGGCCGCCTTTCGAGCCGCAATCCTAACTTTCAGAATATGCCACGTGGAAATACCTTCGCTATACGGAAGGTTGTCGAGAGCCGCTTCGAGGATGGCTTCATCATGGAAGGGGATTACTCGCAACTAGAGTTTCGTGTAGCTGGTTTCCTTGCCAAAGACGGGCAGGTTTACGCCGACGTGAAGGCTGGCACAGACGTACACAGCTACACAGCCAGCGTCATTGGCTGCACACGGCAACAGGCTAAGGCCCATACCTTTAAGCCGCTGTACGGTGGCACCACCGGCACAGAAGATCAGAAGCGATACTACCGCGCCTTCAAGGACAAGTACGAGGGAGTTACAGAATGGCATGACAAACTACAACGAAATGCAGTGCGTTACAAAAAAATCATCCTGCCGTCAGGGCGGGAGTACATGTTCCCCGGATGCAAGTGGACAGAGTGGGGTACAGCAACCAACCGTACCGCCATTTGCAACTACCCTGTTCAGGGGTTTGCCACTGCAGACTTACTCCCTCTGGCTTTGGTGTCCCTACAGAAGGTCGTTGAGTCTGCCGGAATCCAGAGTGTGATTTGCAACACGGTTCACGACTCCATCGTGATGGATGTGCATCCGGACGAAAAAAATATTTGCATAGACATGATGAAACATGCCATGCTGTCGTTACCCTTTGAAACTGTTCGCAGATACAGACTTTCCTACGACATGCCAGTAGGCATCGAAATAAAAATCGGTAAAAACTGGCTTGACTTGGAAGAAGTTGATCTGTAATATCGTTCTACAACCCCAAACAAACGAGGTGAAAATATGCTTGGGACAGACGTAATGGCACTTGACGATGTGGATAAACTCGTAGAGGCGTTTGAAAGCGGAGACGATCAGGCTCTGATGGAAGCAACTGGCCAGTCAACTGGTGGCAACCGTCAGGTTGGACTTCCTCGTCTCAATATTAACTACGACCAAGAGAACGACGAGGGTGCCCCGTTGAAGCGTGGCACGTGGAAGATGTACATGGACGGTAAGTTCATCTACGCCGATACCGTAATGCTGCAAGTCCTGCTGCGTACCTACGAGTACAGCGTGTGGGATCAGGAGACCAACTCCTTTGCATCGAAGTCAGTCCAGAAGACTGTACTCTCGGGGGAGTTCCCTGACAACAATGGCGGCAACAAGTGTGGCCGTCTGACCCGCGATCAAGAAGACAGTATGGCGAAGGACGATCCCCGCTACCTGCACTCTCGTTCTGTGGTCTGTAATCAGGTCGTGTACGGCAAGGTTAGCGGTGAGTTCGCAGACGCAGACGGTAATCCCGTGGTGCTTGAGAATCAGCCGGTGATTGCGTATTTCAAGCGTTCGGGCTTCAAGCCCGTTGCTGACTTCATCGACAGCCTGTCTCGCCAGAAGAAGGTGATGCAGAAGGTCGTTGCAAGACTGGACACCAACAAGAATAAGAAGGGCAGCGTCACGTTCTGGACGCCGCTGATGACCTATTCTTCCGAGGTGGCGATTACGGATACCGACAAGGAACTGATGAGGATGTTTGGGGAAACAGTGAAGGCTCATAATGAGACCATCGCCAACCAGTATCGCGAGTCAGTCAAGTTGATGTCCAACGACGACGAATCCGATCTTGCTTCGGATTTCGTCGATGTTGACGCAGCTTAAAGTTCAAGACTTCTTAGAAAACGCAGTCCGGGGGGAAGTATCTGTCTCCCCGGACAGCATCACACAATTCACCAAAGACTGTAACGAGGCCATCACCAAGCAGATGACGCGAGGTGACGAGAGCTATCGTATTCGTATGTCTGGACTCGGACGGCCTCTTTGTCAGCAACTGCTGGAGCGAGAGGGTCACAGGGAAGCAATGGAGTACAACTCTATGTTCCGCTTCCTGTTCGGTGATCTGAGCGAGGCCGTGCTGATGTTGGCACTACGCGAAGCGGGTGTTGATATTGTAGACTTCCAACGAAAAGTTGAACTAGAGATTGCAGGGCACACGATCAAGGGTACACTTGACGTAATCCTGCGTGACGAGTTTGGCGAGGAGAAAGTATGGGATATCAAATCAGCAAGCGAGTGGGCGTTCAAGTACAAGTATACCGGCACTGGCGGCTACGAGGCCATCAAGCGGGACGATCCCTTTGGCTACGCTATGCAGGGCTTCTTGTACGCAGAGGCCACAGGACTACCCTTTGGTGGCTGGATCGTGGTCAACAAGTCGAGCGGCGAGATAGCTATTGTTGAAGTGCCGGATTGGTCACAAGACGACAAGGCGGACTACCTCAAGGATGCAGCACGTCGTGTCAAAATCCTGACAGACCCTGCCAAAAAGCCGACAGTAGACTTCAAAGACGAATTCGAAACTTTTCGCAAGGATGGTGAGGATGTCCGCACAGGCAACAAAGTCCTTGCAAAACAATGCGGTATGTGTGGCCACAAGAGTCGCTGCTGGCCTAACGCTGTCTATCACGACAAGGTAACATCCCGCGCAAAGAGTAAGCCAAAGGTCTGGTACAGTCGCCTCAAAAAAAAGGAACTGTGATGCCCTATATATTTGTGCGTGACTACGACATCGACTTGATGGAGATGAACAACGAACTCCGTCACGTCTTTGTCGAGTCTGTTTTGCAAGCCGGTGGGGAACGCAAGGTGGCATACCTTCGCCAGAACGAGCGAGGGTTGCCCCTTACCCTGCGTGAGAACTTTTCGCCTGACATGGGCTTCCTGTCTGCGGACACGGAGACACGTGACATCAAGCAGGTAGAAATCGAGTTGCAAACCATCAGCCGACTATCTTACAATGGAGCAAATGTTTGTGTGCCGATATCGCCACTGTCAAGAGAACTAGACAGTATACAAAGACTTTCCCCAAAACTGGGCGGCTACCTAAAAAAGCGAATGGACTCAATAGGGATGGTGCTGTGAAGAACAAGGGTGGATACAGGTCTCACTTCGAGTTAAACATTGCGAGATCGTTGCGGGAGAAGGGCGTGACCTTTGAGTACGAAAAGCGTAAGGTAACTTTCGTACCGAAGCCACGAACATATACTCCCGACTTTTACTTCCCTAGCACAGACGTGTACGTCGAAGCAAAGGGTAAGTTCGACAAGAATGATCGTGTGAAAATGTTGCTGGTCAAGGAGCAGAACCCCGACCTCGACATACGCATTCTTTTCCAGAACGCACGGAACAAGATTTACAAAGGATCAAAGACCACGTATGGTGCTTGGGCTGACCGTCACGGTTTCGAGTGGTCAGAGGGCAGCATACCAGAGGAGTGGTACAAGAATGGACGATAAAGATATGCAGGGAATGCTAGAGAAGGCAAGCCTACTGCCCGAGCGGTGGTATCTCGTCTTCCGGCAGGGTGACGACGACGATCACGTTATGATGACGGCATACGACACCACCATAAACGATGAGGATGACGAGTACATCCCGGCAGGTGCAGTTATACTTTCCGGACTCGTTGAACTCATGGAGACAGACTTCGAACGTGTGATGTCTGCGGGTCTCGCTCGTCTGCAGTTCGAGGCTACAAAGGAAGCCATGATCGAAGAGACGGGTAACAAGCCGGACGTGAAGCATGATCCTGAAACGAACATCGTCAAGGTCAGCTTCGGAAAGACACAATGAGACACGAAGAATATATGAGGAAGCGGATGGAACAGGAAAGTTTACAGGGTATGGCAAACGCGGCGTGGGCGAACAGTCATAATGATATGGTCAATTCGCCACCTCACTACAATCAGGCAGGGGTTGAGTGCATCGACGCTATACGTGCTGCCACAGACGAAGGCTACCAATACTACCTGCAAGGAAACATAATAAAGTACCTCTGGCGTTATCGTTACAAGAACGGCGTTCAAGACCTAGAGAAGGCGAAATGGTACTTAGATAAACTCATAAGGGAGATAGAAGATGAATAACATGTTGCCTACGCCGTATCAGCAATTCATACACAAGTCCCGCTACGCGCGTTGGCTCGATGACGAGCAGCGTCGTGAAAACTGGGACGAGACTGTCGAACGCTATCTCAAGTTTATGATCTATCAGGTAAAGGGTAAGCATCAGTTCGATCTTCCCGCGAAAGACATCACTGACTTGCGGGATGCTATCCTGAGTCTTGAGATTATGCCATCTATGAGGGCGATGATGACAGCAGGGCCAGCCCTAGCTCGTGACAACATCTGCGGCTACAACTGTAGTTACGTCCCCGTAGACAACTCCCGCTCGTTCGACGAGTGTATGTACATCCTGATGTGCGGCACAGGTGTAGGCTTCTCTGTCGAGCGTGAGAACGTGGACAAGCTGCCTGTCATCAGTGATGCGATGAATGAGTCCAAAACAATGATCGTTGTATCTGACTCGAAGCCCGGATGGGCTAAAGCGTATCGCGAACTCGTCGCACTTCTTTACGCTGGTCAGATTCCGCAGTGGGACTTGTCGAACATCCGCCCGTCCGGTGCCCGTTTGAAGACTATGGGCGGTCGTGCATCCGGCCCCGGCCCCCTCGACGATCTGTTCAACTTCACGACACAGATGTTCAAGAAGGCGGCAGGGCGTCGTCTCTACCCGATTGAGTGCCACGACTTAATGTGCAAGATCGGGGAGA